GTAATGGCTGGAAGTACCCCCAACCTCGATCTCTACCTCCCCGGTGGCGGTTCCACGAATATCTGGACGCCTGATGAGGTAGCGGATATCGATCCGCTCAACAACAACTTCCTGAAGATCGACGAGGCAATCGGAGATCCTGACGAGCAGAATCGAAACTGGTTCGGTCCTGCCGCTTCTATCGGCACGATCCCGGACAGACCGCCTCGAAAAGGAGACACCTACACTGCCAGTGACACTGAACAGGTCTGGCGTCACACCGGATCTAACTGGGTGACCGCCGAACAGGGCATGTTCCTGATCCGCCCTGGCGGAACGAACGGCGAGATCCTGCCGAACGGCCACGTCACCGCCCCCGCAGGGAGCCAACTCCTCTCCATCGAACTTCAGAACTGCTTCACCACCCGGTTCCGCCGCTACATGGTCGTCGCCGACTGGAACGCCTTCGGCGGTGCCAACGGCATCACCATACAGTTCATGAACGGTGCGGCGGTGGACGACGGGAACAACTACTTCTCGCAGGTGCTCGCCGCGTTCGGCACCTCTGTCAGCACGAACGGCGGCACGGTGGGCACCGGCATGAGCGGCGTCGGAGTGGCAGGTGTCGACCACGCCGCGAAGTGGATGTTCTATACGCCCGCCGAGGCCGGAAACCGAAGCCGGATGACCTACGAGCACGCCGTCATCAACTCCGGCACCGGCTACTCGGCGGGCGGTGGCGGGAACATGCTCATGAAGGCGCACGACGGCGTCTCCTTCCGCCTCTCGACCACGCCGGGGCGCTACTTCTCCCCTGGTGAGATGACCGACTTCGCCGTCTACGGTTACGCATAAGGAGTGATCGATCATGGCCCTCATGCCCAACGGCACCCTGTCGTTGCCTCCCATTTCCAGTGGATACGGCCCTCGATCAGGAGGAGCCTTCTCGTTTCACTACGGCACCGACTTCGTGGGGTACTCGCAGATTCGAGCCATCCTCGGGGGTACCGTCACGTTCGCCGGTGTGCTGACAGCGGCGGCAGGCAACTCCGTTGCAGTCGACTCACGAGACCCGCTCACCGGCAAGACCGTGACCATCGTGCGGATGCACATGGGCGCGATTCACGTCAGGAAGGGCCAGGTCGTCGGAGAAGGAACCGTGCTAGGCCTGATGGGATCTTCCGGCAACGCAACCGGGCCGTGCGATCATGTCGAGATCCGGTACTGGTCCGGCTCCTCCTTCACGACAGAGAACCCGGTTACGTGGCTGAAGGCTCGGGTAGGCGGTTCGCCCGCAGGCGGTGGAACGCTTGCTCCTGACCAGAGACGTGCCATCGCTGTCACGAACGGTCGTGCCGAGCCGTCCTCGAAGTCCGCTCTTGTCGGAGACCCGCTTCTTGCCGGTGCCATCGGTAACTTCGTCGGCTGGATTCGAGGCGAATCTGTAGAGGGCAACAACGTCTGGTTCAAGGGAACTTCTGGACGGTGGTTCTGGAGTGGTGGATTCGAGGGTGGAGCCAAGACTTCTGGCCTGCCTGACCTGAATGCTCCATCAGTCGGAGCACATCAGCGAGTAGTGGGTCCGAACGGAGCCAACGGACGCACGGAAGCGACTACCTCAGCCGCAATGACCCAGACCCTTCCTCCCGGCACGGTTGGCGACTTCAACGGCTGGAAGCGCGGCGAGAAGGTCGAAGGCAACGATGTCTGGTTCCGTGGTGCTCACTCTGGAGACTGGTTCTGGAGTGGTGGGTTCGACGGAGGGCCGAACACGGCGGGACTGGCGGACCTCAACCCGGTCACTCCTCCCCCTCTCGGAGATCGTCGCATCGCCAAGTTCGATCTGAACGGTCGAAGCGGTCCTGGCACCGGCTATCCAGTCGTCGGAACCCTGGCGGCTGGTACTGAAGGTACCTTCGCGGAGTGGACGAATGGCGAGTCGGTGACTCTCGAAGGCATCACGAGTGATGTCTGGTTCAAGGGAGCCGTCACTGGAGCGTGGTTCGCCGCCGCAGGCTTCACTACTCAGTCGACCTCAGGGCTGACAAGGGTGAATCCGCCCACTCCTCCTGCTCCGGTGGATACTTCCGACAATCCTCGCGGTCTCACGGAGTATGTACCTGTGCTTCCGTTCGCACAGCATGGCCTCATCGCACCGCTCGGCGACGGCAAGCGCGGAGAGAAGGGGGCTCCGCCGAACGCCACCCCTGTCGAGTTCGTCATCGATCGCTTCTACCTGCACTGGACGGGCGTACTTCCCGACCAACTCGACTACTTCTCGTACAAGAACGACCGCTCCTCGTGCCCGACATGGTTCGTGCGCCCGGACGCCGAGTGCTTCGAGTTGATCCGCCCCAAGAACAAGCCCGCCTCGACCGGCCCGGAGTACAACTGGCGCTCGGTGGCTGTCGAACTCCAGATGGTCTCGGGGGACAAGCCGATTACGGATGCTCAGATCGAGTGGGTATGTCAGACCATTGCGTACATCGCAAGCATGGATGGCAAGACCTGGGATGGCGTGCCGGTGCGATTCAAGATCGACCGCACGCACGTCGTCGGACACCGCGAGGTTCTGCCTACTGCGTGTCCCGGCGACTACCTCATGAGCAAGATGGATTACATCATCTCGCGCTCGAAGCAGATCTACGCTGAGAAGTACGCTCCCGAGCCTGAACCTGATCTGTCCCTGAACGAGCAGATCAAGGCCAAGTACAGTGAGTTGGGAGAACTCATCAAGCAGTTGGAGGACTGATGGTTACTGAAGAAGAGTCTCGACAGGTAGGGCAGTAAGGAGCAGACATGGCAGATCACAATGGCGGACTCGCGTCTCTGACGCCCAATGTCCGCGTCGAGAACCCCACCGTTCGGCGAGTAGTCGGTCGCATCTTCGGGTGGTCGGCAGTCGCCCTGCTTGCGGCAGGTGTCGTCGATCAGGCAATTGCCGCATTCGACATTTCGCAGATCATCGGAACGGCGAGCACCATCGTCCTCGGTCTCTTCGGCCTGTGGCAGGTGATCGTCACCGACCCGAACGTCCCGAAGGGCTGACCTATGTCGTTTGCATCGGCAATGGGGGGCGGCGCTGATCCGTCGTCCCCCACCCCTTACCCTTCTGCTGAAGAGGTCGAGCGCTTCCATACGAACTCCGACGTGAACGCTCGCAAGGAGTCTCAGCACCACACGCTCGGACCGGGCGAGTTCCAAGCCGCGCCGGGTTCGCATACACATCGCGGTGGCGACAGTCTTCCGCTCCTCGAAGGGCTCACGATCTCCGGTTCGCGCAACAGCGATGCTTGGCGGATCTCCATCAACCAGATCCTCGTCGCGCTCGGAGCCACGGACAACAGCACGCCGTAGGAGAGGCATGGCATCGAAAGAGAAGAACGATGTCGTCAGCCTCCTCGACTTCGCTCGCGAGGAACTGGCTACGGCGGTTCAGCGCGGAAACAGGTTTACGTACCGCCCCTACCCCAAGCAAGAGGAGTTCCATCGCTGTGATGCCTTCGGCAGATACGTAGCCGGGGCTAACCGAGCAGGCAAGTCCGACTGCGAGGTGATGGAGGTCATCTGGCTTGCGACGGACACGCACCCCTACCGGGAGCGGCCTGCGAAATGGGGTCACGGGGCGATTCAGTGCCGCTTCGTCGTCGTCGACATCGTGAAGGGCGTCGACAAGATCATCCTGCCGAAGCTGAAGCGTTGGCTCGCTACCTCAGACTTGGTGAACGGCTCTTGGGACGATTCCTGGGACTCTCGGACCCTGACTCTCACCCTGTCGAACGGGTCGACCATCGAGTTCCTCACGCACGCGATGGATCTGGACAAGCATGGCGGTGTCCCTCTGCATGTCGTCGCCTTCGACGAGGAGCCTCCGCAGGCGGTCTTCAACGAGAATGTCATGCGTCTCATCGACCACGACGGCATCTGGCTGATGGCGGCTACCCCGGTGCAGGGCATGGGATGGACGTTCGACCTCCTCTGGGAGCCGAGCCAGTCCGGTGCGATCGACTACGTGAAGACCTTCCAGCTTCGACAGGAGGACAACCCCTACCTGAAGTCCGAGAAGGAAGAGCGTGGCAAGTTCTACATCGGCATGAGCGAGGAGGAGCGTGCGATTCGCGAGGAGGGTGCATTCGTCGCCCGCTCCGGTCTCGTCTTCCCGAACTTCGCTCCAGCGACCCACGTCTTGCCGGAGCCCTTCATGCCTCATCGTGAGGCGAAGTGGTATTCCTCTGTCGACTTCGGCTGGGCCAACCCGACAGCCTGGCTCTGGACTGCCGCGTACGAAGACGGGAGGATCGTCACTTTCGCAGAGCACTACGCCTCGAAGCTGACGACGCAGGAGCACGCGCGCATCGTGCTCGCTCGTGAGAAGGAGTGGAAGCGCACACCTGATGTCCGTGTCGGAGACGTAGCAGGCAACCAGAAGCAGATGAATACCGGCACCTCGGTCATCGCTGAGTACGCGAATATGGGCATCTACATCGGCACGGAGATCCCTCGTGATGTGATGATCGGCGTTGAGAAACTCCAGCAGTATTTTCAGGTGGACGAAGAGAGTCCCTGGACGAAATTCTTCAACGACGGCGTGGCGAGACCGAGGTGGATGATCTCGCCGAACTGCGTCAACCTCATCCGGGAGTTGAAGCGTCTTCGCTGGCAGGCGTACGAGAGTCAGAAGAAGCAGTACGAACTCAACGCTCAGGAGCAGATCCATAAGAAGGATGACCACGCCTTCGACAGCATCCGCTACCTGGCATCGATCATGCCTGACCTTGCGCCTCCGGGACCGCCTCCGCTGGATCGAGAGAACCCTCGAACTCTTGACTTTGCCTCAGTGATGGCGATGGTGCGGCGCGATGAGGTAGCATCAGAGACCGATCCGTGGAGCATCGAGTATGTTCCCGAAGACCTCGAATGGAGCGAATGGTGAACTTCGACCCGAAGATCGTCGATTCCCCGGCTGAACAGCCCGCCGTGGACTACCTCACAGGCTCAGCGAACGGGCCGTTCATCGACACAGGCGTCTACGCAATGGACCGGCTTACAGGCCGTCGTTTCGGGCGCATCTACCTGTCGAAGGACACCGTTCTCTCCCTGGCTGGCATGTTCGACGAGAAGCCTTCCTACGAAGAGAATCGAGCAGAGTATTCTCGTGGCTACCTGGATGGAGTGAAAGATGACCTCGGAGATGATCTGGGTAGGGTTGCTGGCGCTCTTGCTGGTTTCCTTCGCCACGTTGACGCTGTGGCTGATTCCAAGAGCGATCAGTAACGGACTGAAGGCTCAGGCTGAGGCGAATCGTGACGTTCGTATCGCCGAGGTCAAGGCGATGGACAAGATCATTGCGCTTCTCGCCGTGAAAGATCCGCTGTCCTATCAGCAGGTGCAGGCTATGGATCTGCCCCAGCAGTACACTGTCGATTACGATCCGTCTGACGAGGGAGAGATCCGCCGAATCCATGAGCGGTTGGGCGAGCAGGACGATCATGAGGAGCAGATGACCGATGCCGAGCGAGCTTTCCTTGACGACATCTTCCCCGGAAGCGGCTTCGCCGGAACTTCAGTCGAATAGCCCTGTCGTCCTCCCCGAGCGCACAGGGCTGATGACGCTCGACGAACTGAAGAAGTTCCGCACCTCTCCGGAGGGCAAGAAACTGGCGAAGTGGGTTGCCGACGAGTTTTCCCGGTGCCAGGGAGCACGAGCCCAGAAACAGCGCCAGTGGTACCTCAACATGGCGTTCACGTTCGGCCATCAGTGGCTCGATCAGCTTGGCAAGCAACTGCCGAACGGCGTGGCCGGAAAGCTGGCTCCGGCACGGGTTCCCAAGTACGTGCGCCGGAAGACCGTGAACCGCATCCGCTCTTTCGTCCGAGCCGAGACCTCGAAGTTCCTGTCCACGCTCCCCACTGTCGAAGCAATCCCTTCCTCTGGAGAGGACGAGGATACCGCTTCGGCCCAGGCCGCTGAACAGGTCTGGGAGTCCTATGCCAGCCGTCGCCTGCTTCGCCGGGAGTACAGCCGAGCCGTATGGTGGAAGGTCGTCACAGGGAACGGCTTCATCAAGGAGTGGTGGGATCCGACCATCGTCGTTCCTGGTGCTGAAAAGGGGACCACGCAACTCGGCGACATCATGTTCCGATCGGTCACTCCGTTCCACATCTTCGTTCCCGATCTCCGTGAGCGAGAAGTGGACGATCAGCCGTACATCATTCACGCTCAGGTGAAGAACATCGAGTGGGTAAAGCAGTTCTATGCCGCCGAACTTGAAGGCGCTCGGCTCTCGCCCTCCACGGTGTCGGCGAATACCCTCCTCGATGAGGCGTATCTGAACCTCCAGAACACCCCTCGTGGTGACCTCGACAGCGTAGTCATCTACGAGATGTGGGTGCGTCCGATGCAGACGCCGCTTCTGCCGAACGGCGGCTTTATCGTCATGATCGAGGACACTCTCGTTGCGGTCATGGATCAGGGCCTGCCGTACAACCACGGGCAGTTCCCCTACACGAAGTTCGAGCACCTCTTCAACGACACCTTCTACGCCGACAGCCCGCTCGTTGATCTCATCGAACTCCAGAAGGAGTACAACGAGTGGCGCACCGACATCGGACTCGCGGCGAA